ATTCAGTGAGTAAGGAGAGATAGATGATTCAATCCCGTCTCTATATACGAATTGATACGCAAACTGAAAACTGTTTGTGTTCTTGAAGTTTGATTCAGCGAACGTAGGGTCCTGACCAAACTCAAAGTCAATCTTGTGCAACGGGGTTCTAGGGCAAGCACAGATAAGATCCCTCACCTCAAAGATGCTGTACGAAGCATACCCTTGGTTTCCAGTAGACTGTTGCTGGTTGTTCAACAGCGCCCTGTATGCATTAACCTTTCTAGGTTCGTTGTTATTGTCCGTGAAGTAGATCAGGGTATCCGTGTTCATGTCGTCCCAGATACCTTCATCTATCATCTTCGTGCGCACAGCATCATGCCTTGCAAACTCAGACATATTCACGTGAACTATGTCAGCACTTACGAAACTGTCTGGTTGAAACTTAAACTCGCTAGACTTCATGATAAGTCTGACTGAGTTTTTCAATCCAGCTCCGTTGGTCTTATTCTTAGGCAACTTCCCATATGGGTCGTATGCATATATCCCATGCTCCGATGGTCTACTACTCCAAACAAAGAAGTATATGATCTTGGCCTTGTTATCTACAACGCTACCCAGGGTCCTGAACTTGATTACTTCTTCTTCATCTTGAATTAGTTTGTCCCAAGAATTCAAATAATTAGCACGAACATTACCCTTGATGTTCTTGAGAACACCAGCATCACCAGACGAATCATCCCCATCTGCATTGGAAGAAGTCTCATTGACAGTGTATCTGACATTGAGAGCATCGACCATAGCGTTCTCTGCCGTCAACTTCAGATCCGTTGTAGAATCTAGTTGACGAGGTAATATTTTATTTATCATCTTAATACTTAGGCGCTTGTGTAAAGTTCTTTCTAATCGTCTTCAGAGCGTTCTCCTTTGTGAAGTTAGATAGTCTTGCGTTAGCCAGTCTTCTTTCGTTGTAGTACTCGGCCCTTGCCCTAGCCTTCTCACCAGCAGGTACAGTGGCTTTCTTCTCAATCAACTTATAATACATATATGCACGCAATGCTTCCTCTGCATATACGTGAACAGTAGGGTTGCCAGATCTAGCTTCGTCAGCAACGTATTCTAAGACCACCTCATTGATATCAGAGCCTTTCTTGACCTCTATCCTGTTCTGGTCGAGATTGATCCTGTATTCGCCTCTGTGATGCCCTCCGCCCATGCCATAGATTCTCCCGATACCACCTTCGTACATAAAGTTCTCAAATACGTACTCATAGAAGCTGTCGATTGTGTCAGACTGATTCAATGTAGCCGTCTTTGCTTCTGCGGTGTCCTCGATCTTGTTTGCCTCTATATTCAAAGGCGAGTTGTTGAAGGTAGTATACGTAGCATCAACACCTGTGTTGCTGATCTTTTGGTAAGAATGGTTGATGTTCTTATTCTCTGCAAACACATATACCAGTCCGTCTTCAGCAACCACACCAATCTTAATCAAGTCTACAAAGTCGTCTGGAAGGTTAACGGTATCGTTAGTCTCCACAGGTAATTTCAAGGACTTTACCTTCTTGCCGACATCAAACCCAATATCACGAATACCACGAAGGGCTATGTTTCTGAGTTGAACGTCAGACACATTGCTGATGTAATCATCGGAGTCCAAGGCTATCTTGAAGTCCCCGATAATATTCTTGAGTGTAACTGTATTGTGTGCCATTATTCAGCTGCTGCTTTAGCTTGAGAGTATTGTAGGACATCGCCATCTCTAAGGTGTACCCCAACCATCTCCGCCATGACACTAACGATTTCGGGTACATAGTGATCAGGAAGCATGAAGTCCCTAGTATTTAATGGATCTACAAACTCTATCCCGTTGATGACGCTGTTTACGTATAAGGGGGCAAGGGGAGAAGCGTTGCCTTGATAATAAGAACCTGGTTGTCTGTAATAGCTGATCAGGATCTGATCAGTATCAACTGGATAGACATATATCTTGTCAGCAATCAAGGCCACTGGAAAGTTTCTAGTTGGCCCAGATATTCTGCTATTACGAACGCTGTCTAGTATCGAAACGTCATAAAGCAGTTCGTATTCCCCTACAACGTCATTGATGTTTGGGTCTGCGTTTGAAGGAGTAGCGGCTCCATTGCGAATAGAGATAATCTTAAACAGATTGACTGGCTTTGGGTACGTGTTACTTGAACCCCCAGACACTTCTTCGTCAAGTATAATAAACGGGGAAAGGTCTTCGATCTTGCGCTCTCTGTACGAGAGTCTGTTCCCGACATCCACAGAATTACGCGCAAGCTTCTTCCCTTCAACGAGTTCAGTCATCATCTCGTTGAAGATTGTACGCTGTGCTATGTCAGCCAAGGAATTGAAAACGGAAGCATTTATAAAACCCTTCTGCTCCTTGTTGACGAGATCTTTTAAGGCATTATAAACGACAATAGTACTAGCCATACAGCAAATATAAAAAAAGAAAGGCCACCATAAATGGCGGCCCTTCATCTGGTTAAGAATCAGTTTATTAGATCTTCTCCAGTTGCTCCTCTATAGATGAGAGGACTGTCGCGCCTCGTTCGGTCAAACAGAATCTAGTAAGCACCTCCGTAGGTACTTGACCCACAGGTACAGCCACAATCAACGTGTTAGAGTCAAACCAGTAGCAACCATTCTCAGCAAGTCTAATGATCTGGTACTGGGATGCTTTGTTGATGACGCTACGGACCTTGACCATCGGATCGTCAAAGGCAGCCATGAACTGCTTTGGCTTCTTCTTGGCGATTTGCAAGAGGTCGTACTTAATCTCGCTGACGGGTCTGTCTACGTTGACGTTGTAGTACATAGCCACAGGCATAAGTTCATCAATGGTCTTCTCACGAACCATAGCAACTGAATCAAACACATCGAACTCTTGAGTCAGTTCTTGCTCTATGTTGACTCGATTGTTTACGAGTCTAAAAATGCTACCTCCGTTAATTTTATTACCAGGGTGCAACTTCATAAACTCCTGAAGGTTCGGCTTCTCCTTGGGGATAAAAAGATTCCCATCTCTAAAGATGATTGGCTCCTTCTTGGATGAAGGGTTTTGGTCTTCGTAGTATACGCTGTGTTCACCAGGGCAGTATCTAATCTGACGAACACGCTTTTCTTCGGGGTCGTAGATGTTGATGTTGTGCTGGTTGATCATGTAGGTGACTCCGTGGTCCCCCATAATCTCATATACAGCGTGTTCTATAGGAGTTTCCTCGTTGTACTCATAACGAACGAGAGGCTTCTTCTTTTGAACCGCTGGGGTTTCTGATGTCTCTTGCTGAGACGACGGCCTACCAACAGGCCGCTTTGTAGTTGTTTCACTCATGTTTATTTAATTAAAGTAGACGTGCAAATATAGTTATTATGCAGTTGGTTTATATCGCTCGTAAAGAGCAATGGCAAGCCTAGCCGCTTCTGATGAACCAATATCCTTTTTGATTACACCAAACCTAGCCAAGTACCCCACAAAAGAATCCTTCATCTCTTTGTCTCCAGTGTTGTTTGTCCCGAGGTATTCTATTATGAGGGCTTGATCAGTCCTGAATGGTGTAGCGTCAGTTCCTTCCACAACCGCTGGAATATATCCAACCAAATCTCCTTGGTAATTATGCAAATACATATTGTTTTGAAGGTCTCTTCTTACAATAAACACATAACAGGTGTGAGTTGGATTTTTTATGTCTTTTGCTGGGAATTCATACGGAGTAGTTCCATAATTACCGCTAAGCGTTGACATAGATGCAGGAGTTCCTTCAAGTGCCCCGTGTCTAACCTCAAATCTAGATGGTTCGTCTGGAGAAAACGGTCCTGCACAAGTGGAAGACCCGTAAATTCGTTTAAAAGATCTTACTCTTTCCGCCAAATTCATGGTCGGGTTATAGTACTTAGGAAGACCTATAACCATATATATTGTATAGTCCTCGTATGCATATAAAATAGATTCAAGAGCCAAATCTGGTTGGTTGCCTTGAATATCTTCATTATCACCAAAATAAACCGCCGTAGTTCCAAGGCCATTTGTGACGGCTTCTGACAACTGCGGCGATAACGAAACCGCTGGAGAATAAAAGTTGTATGCTGTTGCCCCAGCCAACTGACTGGAATTATTCCAACTGGTAAACGTAGCACCGCTTACCCCGCTAAAGTTTGCTGGATTGGCAGCGTCAAGGTCAAGGATTGGGTATGTGTCTTCAGTAAACTGAATGCCGTTTACGATATGTGAAGTCAGTCCAGTTGGATTGTACAGGATGTACTTCTCCTTCAGGTCTTCTGGGGCATTGTGAACCTTTGCAGAGATGCTCTTTGGGCTAGAGACATCTGCACTCAAGAAGCTAGTCGTGTTGTTCACGAAGTCAAACTTCATCACCGTTTGGTTGGTGTTTGGGCTTGAGATAAAGTTCGTGATCTGCTCAACCAGTTTAGACTCCTCACCTATGTTGCATGATATGGTTATGCTTGTCTTACGCAGCGATTCCCCTTCCCCAAGGTCTACGTGATCGAACACCCCTGCGTTGTTAAATACGATGTTTACAGCACCGCTTGTGGCAGTTATGAAGGACACGTGATCAGCAGAGACAGATATAACGCTGATGCCCACCCCAGTGTCAGACGTGTTTGTGCTGCTAGGGCCGACTTGTTCTTTGTTGAACAGAAAGTATTTAGGCATATACAAATATAAGAAAAGGGGCCGAAGCCCCTTCTTAAACAAACTTTTGGATTTTATTAGGCGGGAGTACCCGAAGCAGTAAGCGTGGCCCATGCACTTCCATTCCACATAAGAAGCACTGATTGACCAGCTGAACCCAACGTAATAACATCTGCATCAGCAGTAATATCATTAGTAACAGTAATAACTTTCGCTCCACCATTTTTGCTAAAGAGAGTCATCAATTGACCAGTTTCAACGCCGTCAGGAAGCGTTACAGCCAATGACGATCCGCTATCCAAAATAATGAAGCTTGTGGTAACTGGCAAAGCGCCAGCGGTACTAACCACAATCGCTGCATTATCAAGAAACATAGGGAAAATATTTGCTTTTGGCATGATTTCTTTGTTTTAAGAGTAGAGGGAAGGGCCGAAGCCCCTCCCTTTTCCTCAGTTTATTTTACGCAGTCTTCAGCACAAAGTGTTGGTTGGCAGCACGAGTGATCAGGTTCACTTCCGAACGGTAGTGGAACGTAGCAACGTCCTTACCATCCGTACCGTTGTTCGTGTAACCAAGAACACCACCACCAGTCACCCAATGCTCAAGCTCTCTGCTGTAGCCGTTGGATGCTTTGTAGTTCATCTCAAGGGCAGGAGACTTCACACCCGTACGAGCGTCAGCGACTTGGCTCATGGGGATCATCACACCTGCGTACTTAGAACCAGCAAGCAACGTGGGATCGTTCAGGAGCTTCCAGCTGTGCTTGTGGAAGGTGTAACCGCCTCTCGTGAATGATTTGAAGCCAAGCTGTACAGCAAGGTCTGCGCTGTTGTTGAAGGCTCCAAACTGTCCAGGAAGGCCAGCCGTAACCTGCGTAGCGATACCTTGTGCAAGCATATCGTCGATATTGAGTTCGAAGGTTCTGTTGAGGTACATAGCGTACTCAGCAGGAGCGCCTTGCTTGTCAAGTTCAGCGATGATCAAGTCGATGTCAGAAAAACCCTCAAAAGATCCAGAGTAGACGTTGCCTCTATCTTCAATTGCGGAGATGTAACCCTCAGAGCCAGCAAGACCGTCAGTCGCAGAAACAAGATCGTCTGCTTGCTTTGCGAACAACAACATCAATTCACGCTTGTCCATGAATCTTGCACGGGCTTCAGACTCGCCATACATGAACCATCTGTAATCACCATTACCAGTGTTCACGTAACCGATGTTCGTTGCTTGAGAGCCAGTAACCTCGTACTTCTCCTTCACAATCATGAACGGGTTCTTTCTACGCGTATACCCAGGCTCAACATAGTAAGTGGGTTGGTTAGAACCCTGTGGGTACATATTGCCAAGAATTGCAAACTCAGAATTTGCCGCTGGGTCTGTAGTATATGCAGCATCGCCGATTGCGGTGAGGGTAGCAGTACCACCAGCAGCATTATATCCGCTAGACAATCCAGTAACCAAATATCTAGCTCCGTCACTGGTGTTCATCAACACGTCATATTGCTGGGGGACATAAGCTCCGCTACCACCAGTAAATACACCCTGACCTGCGCCAGACGTAAATCCAATTGCGCCAGAGTTTCTTGCCTTTCTGTGTCTGCGCTTTTCCTCGAACCATTCAATCTGGTCTGCTTGACCAGCGTTCTTCGTAGCGCCCGTAAGGGTCAAAAATCCAGTGATACCCTGATCGCCGAACGTCTTAACGAACAGTTCGCGTACCTGGGGTTTGTTAATGTCGTTTACAGACAAAAATTCGCCAAGGGCGGTATACTTGTCAGGAGTTGCTTTTACCGAGCCAGCGGTGATTACGTTTCCACCGTTTTTAGTACTGGCCAATTGAGTTTCAGAAAGTGCCATTTTTTAGTTAGAGTTTAAAAGTTAGTGTGTTATTTACCCCCATAAGTTTAGATATCTGATCAATAATAGGGTCAGAATCAGTGTTTACTCGCTGCTGAGGGGCCGAAGCGGAAACATTTGCAGCCTTGTTCACTATGTTTCTTTGTCCGTCCCCAAGACCCTGCTGATAAGCAGACTTCACGATTGCATCGATGTTATCGACTACAGCCATGTGGGAAGACAAGAGATCATAGTCCCAAGACCCATCATTTCTAATGTACGTATCGAAATAGTTCTCTAAACGTTCGCCCTTTTGCTTGAGATAGTTTCTGTAGTTGTCATCGACCCCGTACTTGAACGCCTTTCCGTTCCCAAGGTCAAATTCAACTCCTTCAAACGTGTCTACTTCGTGATACATATTCGCGATCCACTGATCGTCAACAAAGCTCTCTGGCTCGTAGGCTGCCTGTTGGTGTTCAGGGGCTTCGTACTGACGGCGAATACCGTCAATAGATTCCTTTGCCTTCTGACCATCAATCTTCAATTGAAGCGTGGACAAACGAACATCACCCTCGTCGTAAATCTCAGGGTTCAGCTTGTACTTGTGAGAGACCAACGTGTTGATCTCGTCATAAGACAAGTTAGGGTATTCCGCAGCCATCTGGACTCTCACAGCCGTCAAGTCATCCATTTCGGATGGATTGAGGGACTGATATCTGAACCAGTCTTCTGGCGCTCTACCTGTTTCCTGAACAAATCGAGCGATTGCTTCGATCCTTTCGTCAACCCCTGTTTGCTGTGCCTGAAAGATGTCGTCAAGAGATTCAAGTTGCGTACCCAGCCTTTCGCTCAGGTACATTACAACTGCATTCTCAATTTCATCCTCAGAAAAGCTAGGTGAGGTTACCGTTTCTTCAACGTACGGTTGATTTGTTTCTTCTGTCAAAAATTCTTGAGTGTCAACGCTTTGACCCTCATCAACAATAGGCTCTGCCTGTACCTGATCCTCAACAATAGGGGCAACCCCCTCTTTTTCCATGCTAGCGATCAGCTCTTCAGCAGAGTTTACAATCTCAAAAGTTTCCATTTATGGGTGAATTAAATTAACCGAAGTATGCTATGGCTTGGCCCGCAAGAATATTTACCTGAGACCAGTTGCCATAGATTGGGCCAGCCGAAGCTGGAATTGACACATTAGTAGTCGAAACAGCTGTTGCTCCAGTGATTCCAGTTGCAGTTCCATATACCCCCAAGTTTCCAGGTCCAGTAGTACCGATACAAATAGCTCCAGCTGAAGGAACAAGACCAGTAAATGTCAGTGCTGTAGTTCCACCTACAGATTGTATTTTGTAGAATGAACTTCCAGATGGAGCCGTAGCTGTAGTTCCCGCAACTACTAAGATTGACTTAGCACTTCTATTTTGATCGTATGGATGCATGATTTCTTTACGCTAAGGTTACTGATGAACTATCCAATCCAAACACACCGTATTCTACAATCTGATCCACTTCAGTAACGTATGCCTTCAGCGTAACATCATTCTTGACTGGCATGAAGGCAAACTCCCCGCCAGCAATCTTCAAGAATACAGTGTCGTCCGTTGCCGAATCAGAAAACACAAAAGCGTATTTCTCTCTTTCGTTGCCAAGGTTTCTGATGAATACGTAAGCCGCATCCAACTTGTCATTAGCCTTGTAGATAGTAATAGCGCCAGAGGTAGATGTGGCAGCGACTTTAGACTTGATCAGACTTCCAGAGTCTATAGTGGCAGACACACCAACCGCAATGCCCAACGTGCTAGAAAGAACGTCTGGACTTTGAATTGTGATCGATGCGTTTAGTGTAGCCATTATAGATTACGATTGGAAGATGACCATATATTCCAGGGTCATGTTTGGTGAGCTAGGGGTGATCTTGATGTCAGCAGTCGCAGCATCAACAGCGCCCCATGGGAAGAATGCCCAGTCGCTAGCGTACAACTTGCCTACGTTCTGCGTATTGATGGTGACGAGGAAGTATTCTGCTGCGTTAGACGAGGTGTTCTTCAGGTAAACCTTATGAGCGCCGTCATCGGCAAATCCGCTTGCAACAGCAAGGGTGTATTGAGCCGTGGCTGCTGTGAGCTTGCGGCCAACGCCAGTGGTCTGGTCAAGACCAGTCACCGTTCCAGCCTTGTTGAGCTGAGTCGTTTGCGTCAGCGCAAGGACATCGTTCGTAAGATCCGCGCTAGAGAGAGTGATTGTTGCGTTTGTGGTTGGCATAACTATGTAGGATTTTCAGCAAATATAAAAATTATTCATCTATCTGCTTTCTTGCCAAAAGCAGTTTGATCTCCTGAACGTCTTTCAGTAATTTGTCTATACTGTTCTGTAATTGAACAGTTTGCTTCTCGTGAATATCCAAACGAAGAGACAGTTTGCTGATCTCTATGTTGAGCTTTACATATACCCCCACTACCCCAGCAGCGAGAACAATAATTTGGTAGATGCTAATGTCCATTGTTTTACAAAAATAGTAAAACTGATTCATCACCATTTTACCCTATTGGCCCAGTACGCAGCACTCATCTTGCCCTTTGCTATGTTGCTAGCATGGCGTGCTTTAAACCGTTCTCTTCGGCTTCTATACGCATCTGACTCCCCTTGTTTCTTCGGGGATCCAGACACGCCTTGCTGACCGAATCGAATCAGTTTTGTTTTACCACCCTCCTTAGCCAGCACTACGTGAGACTTTGTTGGGTGAGACGGGGTAGCCTTGGGTTTGTTAACCCCAGACAAACCGTTCTTCTTTAGGATTGAGGATATTTTATTTTCCATGTTATTTAGACTTGGCCAAGATTAGGGTCGTTATTCTGCCACTCGTCTGTCTTAGTCAACTCAGCGGCCTCGTCACGGGTTAACACACCAGTCTTATCAACTGGCTCTTCTATATACTCTAAACAAAATTCCGTTGCTGTTAAGTTCCATTTAATAAACTGTTTAAATTGTAGCCAGTTTACATTGTTTAATTCGTTAATGTTATAGATATGATACCAGTAGTTCATAATCCGTAATTTGATTTGGTTGAGTTATAGTTGTCGCTTATTTCTGTGGCAGATAGTGTGCGATTATAGTTCAACAACTCGCCTACTCTAATGTTATTAAATCGACCAAATGTAGCAGAACCAACAAAATAAAATGCCCCTAAAATTGGTCGAGTTGATGTGTTATTTGCCTGTGTCCAGCTTTGCCCAGCTGTTAAAGTATGGTTTTGAGTAACTACTTGTGTTCCATTTATATATATTCTAAGCGTGCATGCAGTGTCACTTGTGTAAGTAAATGTAAAGGTAATGTGTCTCCACGTTCCTGTTGTAATTGTTTGGGCATAAACCGTTCTTCTGTCCCAATATGGAGTCACTGATGCCCCTATAATACTTGCCCAACCATTACCAGTTACTGTATTGCCTGTATTGTTTCTATGGTCAAAATTATATGGAGAGTAACCACTATATGTAGCGTTAACAAGTACGTCAAGACCTTGTGGGGCTGTTACATGATACATCCACATGCTCCATGTCCAACCTGAAGTTGTAATATCAAATAATGTTGTATCTGAATTACCCCATATGTAATCATTCACTCCGTCTAATTCAAAATATCTTCGACCACCACTAACCGCCCATGTAGCGCCTACCACGTTAAAGTTATAGGCACTATTTGAGATGTCATACCACACGCTCCCGCTTCCCGAATAGCTGTCGAGGTTATACGCATCCAGATACAACTTCAGCCCGTTAGTGATGACTGGGTACCTTCTTCTTGCCGAAGCAACTGCATTAAGGAACATCATACCAGTGCGCGTTCTCCAGTTAAAGTCCAAGTATCTGATGCAACCCTTTTAAGCGCAATAACACTATATCGAGCAAATGTCTTCAATGTTTCAGTAGAGTTTATAGTAACACCGCTTGCGCCAGCAATAGTTAATTGACCAGTATTGTTTTGTTCAAAATAAATCTCAGTATCGGCAACCCACGTTACACTTGCTTGCGTTGGGACAGTTATAGTTACTGCTGTTGTAGATGTTGTCTGTATGTAGTAGCCAGCATCAGAAAGTTGAAGCGTGTAAGCCGTGCCACCTTGTGTTCTTACAATGCTATAACTGCTACCACCACCACCACTTACGGTTCCCCACGAAGTATCATAGTCTGTTGATGAGTTTTTAATAAGTGCTTGCCCAGTAGTCCCGCCAGTAGGGACTCCTACGCCTGTAGCTCCAGTGGCCCCAGTTACTCCAGTTGACCCCGTAGCTCCAGTTTCCCCTGTAGCCCCAGTAGATCCAGTGGATCCAGTAGGGCCAGGGACAGTTGAATCAGCACCAGTAGGACCTGTTGGTCCCTGCGCTCCAGTTTCCCCTGTAGCTCCAGTAGGCCCAGCTGGTCCTGGCACTGTAGATGTAGCTCCAGTAGCCCCAGTTGGTCCTACAGGTCCTTGAGGGCCCGTCTCCCCTGTAGCCCCAGTAGGCCCCGTTGCTCCCGCAACACCCGTAGCACCAGTAGCGCCAGTTGCTCCCGTAGGGCCAAGCTGGGTGTACATGACCTGGTTTATGTCGACAGATATAGAACTTGCTGCTGGATAGTTTCCAGAAGCAGATTCCGCATTTAAAGACAGATCGGTGCTAGTTCCTTCCCAATAGAGTTCTACATAATCATTAGCTGCGATTGATGTGCCTATAAAATGAAAGTTTACAAAAAGCTCTGTTGGATTTCCAACACTCTTTCTTGCTGGAACGGTAAGGTGATGAGAAGAGTTAGCATAATTACTACCATTGAACTTTAACCAGAATGTAGCATCTTGAGCATCATTGTTGTTGTTCGTAAGTAGTGCCGTAACACTCATTCTATATGTACCAGGGTTAGCAATTACAATCTGGTCACTTGAATTTACGCTTATACCATTAGACTGGTCCGTGTTGGCAATCTCAATCTTTTGAGCAGTGTTGATGGTGGCGATAGTCTGATCTGTAGTGTCATAAAACACACCATAATATCCAAGCGCCCCTCCTGCTCCTGTAGCACCAGTATTGCCAGTAGCTCCTTGCGCACCCGTCTGACCCGTAGCCCCAGTAGCCCCAGTGGTACCTGTCGGGCCTGGGATTGTTGAATCTGCACCAGTTGCTCCTGTGGCTCCAGTAGCCCCCGCAGCACCAGTTATTCCTGTCGCGCCAGTGACACCTGTTGCTCCTTGTACTCCTTGTATACCCTGCGCTCCTGTTTCTCCAGTAGCACCCGTAACTCCCGTAGCACCAGTAGGGCCTTGTATTCCTTGCGCTCCTGTCTCTCCAGTTGCACCAGTTGCTCCCGTGGCTCCTGTAGGTCCTGGAACCGTAGATGCGGCCCCAGTATTCCCCGTATTACCAGCCGCTCCCGTCGATCCTGTTGCCCCTGTTGGGCCAGTGTTTCCTATTGCACCAGTATTACCCGTATTACCTTGCGCTCCAGTTTGACCCGTAGCGCCCGTTGCTCCTGTTGCACCTGTAGGCCCAGGAACTGTAGATGCAGCGCCCGTGTTTCCCGTAGCCCCAGTGGCTCCTGTGCTACCAGTAGCCCCCGTAGAACCAGTTGGACCAGGAACTATAGAATCTGCTCCAGTTGGACCAACAGCGCCTGTATTACCTGTAGCTCCTGTTGATCCAGTAGCGCCAGTTATTCCAGTGGGTCCCGTAGAACCAACATCACCAAAAACCAACATCTCCTTCGTAAAAGAAGTTCCGTATGTTGTTCCTTGGTTAGAGGGTCCAAGCTTGTCTACATCTATTTCAACATATGCGTTTTGTGCAAATCCAACTAATGGGCCTTCTATGTATGTGTCTATTGGATCCCCAGACAATCCCCTGACTACAATCCTTACACGTTGTCCATAATCAAATGCCCCAGTATTAGAGAAGTTGATTAGCTTATACCCAGTGGATATTGTAATCGATGATGTCGTTGTTATACCAAAGAACCCAAGCCCAGTAGCGCCAGTTCCTCCAGTTCCGCCTGTGTTTCCAGTTGGTCCAGTATTTCCCGTTGCACCCGTAGTACCCGTAGTACCAGTACTACCTGTAGGTCCAATAGGCCCCTGAGAACCAGTGTTGCCTGTAGCACCAGTACTACCTGTAACTCCCGTGGATCCAGTGTTTCCAGTAGCACCTGTATTCCCTCTAGGACCAACGGGACCCTGGTCGCCTTGAAGTCCTTGCGCTCCCGTAGCCCCAGTTGGCCCAGGAACTGTAGAATTTGCGCCAGTTTGTCCTGTAGCTCCAGTGGCCCCAGTTGCACCAGTGCTTCCAGTAGCTCCAGTAGGACCAGCAACAGTAGAATCCGCACCAGTATTCCCTGTTGCTCCTGTTGGACCTTGTATGCCTTGAGAGCCAGTAGGGCCAGGAACAGTAGAGTCTGCACCAGTTGCGCCAGTAGCTCCTGTAGCACCTGTTGAGCCAGTATTGCCTGTAACGCCCGTGTTACCTGTTGCCCCTATTACACCCTGTATGCCCTGAATACCCTGAGGTCCAGTTTCACCAGTCGATCCAGTAGCGCCTGTAGGCCCCTGTACAGTTGAATCAGCACCCGTAGGCCCAATGGGTCCTTGAGGGCCAGTATCTCCAGTAGGGCCAGTAGGTCCTTGAACCGTAGAATCCGCTCCAGTTGCTCCAGTAGGACCAGTGGGTCCAGTAGGCCCAATGTCACCCCTTACAGCAGGAATGCTGACATCAATAGAAGAAGTGGTTGCACCGACAACTTCTACTATAATAGGGGCTGGGGATATTATTTCTACGTTCATCTATTATGTCGCTATAATTCCTTTTGCTTTCAAATCCACAATCAACGTACCTACAATGTCAGCCAACTCAGCTGTAGTCACTGTGTCTGCATCACAGGTGCGATCAGTGGTTAGGTTAGTGAACGTGGTGTATCCTGTTTGAGCAACTCCCACAGTACCTCCTTTAAATGCAAATGCCCCGTCTGCTCTTACTGTAAGAAGGTTTGCAGAGCTACCGTCTTGAACATACAACGGGGTACTAGAAGAACTTGTGCCAGTTCCATATATCTGAACTACGTTTCTAAATCGAACTAAAGAGTTGTCAAACTCACCATATACTAATGGGGTAGTTGTGTTTGTGTTAGCTATATATAACTTGTTTGATGCTGTAGTTTCTTGTCCTCCAGCACCTTTGCCAAGAAATACATTGCTACTACCAGTAGTTATGTTCTCACCAGCATAGTGACCTATTATTGTATTGCTAGCTCCAGTTGTTATGTTATACCCAGTTCTAGTCCCAATACAAGTATTAAAATATGTGCTAGTGACATTAAACAAAGAAGCGTTACCTACACAAGTATTATCAAAAGAACTATTGCTTGATGATCCACCATAAAAAGCATATATACCAACAGCAGTGTTTGAAGTAGCATTGTTCCTGAATCCAGCATATGTCCCAACAAACGTGTTTTGACTACCAGTGCTGGTAACAGAAAATCCAGATCCAGTGCCAATGAAAACATTGTCAGACCCAGTGGTAATAGAGCTGCCAGCAGAATCACCAGCTATCGTATTATTTGTGCCTGTGTTTAAGTTTAGCTTTCCGTTTATCTTGGTGTTTCCACTTACATCTAACGAAACAGTTGGAGATGCAACATTCACCCCAAGTCTAGAGGTAGAAGCAATCCAAACCAAGGACGTACCACCAGCAAATGCAGATCCGTTATTGAACTGAACAGAGTTAGTCACTCCACCTGGAGTTCCACCAACACCTGTTGCACCAGTGGCTCCCGTTGGACCAGTAGCGCCTGTAGAACCTGTCGCACCAGTAGCCCCTGTGGAGCCTGTAGCTCCTGTTAGGCCAGTATCACCTGTAGCGCCTGTCGCGCCAGTTGCTCCAGTAGCCCCTGTAACACCAGTAGGGCCAGCAACAGTTGAGTCAGCGCCAGTAGCGCCTGTAGACCCAGTAGGACCGATAGGACCTCCAGCAGGACCAGTTGGCCCCGTAGCACCAGTCGGCCCATCTGTACCCCTGACGGCAGGAATAGATACCTCTACTGTAATAGAATCCGTATCAAGGATATTGATCGGCATTACACTTCAGTTATGTCGGTGTTCACGATAAATGCCCCCCTCAGAATTGTCTTGTATTCCCCAGCAACTACAGACTGAATATCGTAGACGTACTTACCAGGGACGATGTCTTTCATCACGTTATGGCTGGCGGTAATCAACACGTTGCCACTATTATCAACCGTAATCGGATCAAAACTCTTGTTAGTGTACTGAGTACCATTTATGTCCTGCGTCTCTATAGCATCAGGAGAACTGATTATAACATTGCCCTTCGTCACGATTTCTACAGGGAACGTAGTAACCGTACTCTTCTCCCTAACCTGCATCACAAACGTATACCCAAGGGTAGAGAGTTCAATTGGAACGCCATCGCTGTCCTTCAACTTCAGGTTCAGCTTAAACGTATCCCCCTTCTTACAGACGATATCCAGTTTATCTGCGTTATCTAGACTTACTCTGCCAGCCATGATTATATTGTTTTTCTTTGTTCAATTAGTCTGCTCTGTTCTTGCGCTTGCTTTGCCACACGAGAATCTTTTCTGTCTTCCTTGAACACCTCAAGCTTTTCTTTGAAATCCTTCTCGTCAGTCTTGAATCCAAGCATGGCCTGTGCCTTGAGCATCTCCACCTGCATACGGCCCTGATGTCTAAGCTGTTCAAGCTGTGCTTCTGCCTCCGTCTGCAACTGGATCTTCTGCGCTTCGATCTGAGCTTGCATCTGCATCTCTTGCATCTTAGCCTGTGAAGCCGCAGCAGCAGACTGCTGTTGCAACTCAGCCTGTACCCTAGAGTTCTGCTCTGCTTGGTCCTGCATACGCTGGATACGCTTCTTGCGTCTGCTAATCAAAAGCAGTTCCGCCTGATTCACATCCTTCATGTTGCGTATCGCAATAGCATCTTCAATGTCCAGTTCTTTCTGCTGCAAAGAGATCTGGATGTTTTGCTCTAGGTACTGACGATCCTTATCCTCCATATCCTTCACCACCTGCACACCGAAGTTGTACATAGGGAGGTCTTCAAATGAAGTAATAATACTCATGTTCTCCTTCCCGATAGCAGTCTCATATACCCTGTAGATAACTGAATCCTTTGGGAGGATCTGCACGCACTTTACAATATCCTCACAGACCTTCTTGTAAAGAACCATAGCGGCATTCGTGATATCATAGATAGCATTGTTTGCAGCCGCGAGCGCCTGTTCACGAACCCCAACGAGTGCTTCGCCTTTGGGGGAAGAAGAATCCATAACATCGTTGATACCAGTAACATCTCGAATCAGTCTTAGATAATGGTTGTAGATTCCAATCAGCTCGTTTATGTTTCTGATTGTATTATTTATCTCTCTGATGGGTGGGTTCTGGAATCCTCCCTCAGGGTTCTTGCTTCTGTAGTAGAAGACACCAGTCTGTTCGTAGATGTCCTGCAAGTCCAAGGGCTGCATCTCACCGCCCTTTCCAAGCTGCACATTCTCCAGCCCTTCGATGTCGATGATAAGTCCGTCTGGTTTCGCCTTGGCGATAGCCTGTTGGATCTTCAGATGAGTCAGCTGAATCATATCAGCAAAGCCGATACAGCTGTCCACCATTCCCTTAGGCATCATGTTCGTTAGGTTCGTAGCAATCACAGAATATGAAAGCCTGGCCCTAGTGATGTCGTGGATGTTTTTTGGGACGTTTATAGATCTTCCGTAGTTGAAGAGATAGTCTTCGCACCCAAGGATATAACTACCAGCATAGACAGTAGTTATCGTCATCATGCTAGGCTTTCTCTCGTATACGCTCCCAGCCTTAGGGGTGTACTCGAATCCCTTGTAGAAGAAGTTTGAATTGCCGTATCTGTTCTCCTTCTCTTCAAAGTACATATTGTCTACAGACAAGAACTCAAAGTCCATAACATCAACCATGTACTCGTCGTACCCATATACGTTACGCTTGAGTCTGTCGTCGTAATGGAACTTGTCAATGCTGTACGGATCGTTGTTATACTGGTTGCGAACCTTCGTAGCAATCTTCTTCAGCTTCTCTTCGTCAAGACTTCCGTTGGAGATTCTACGTAACTCGTTGATTGTGATTCTTTTAACGTGACCACCGTATACGATGTCGTCAAAGTTCGGGTCTTCCGTGTAGCTGTGTACGAATCTAGATGGGTCGACATAGTCAACCTTGATGCCGTAGTTGGGATCGTTGCTACGCTTTGCTACAGCCATACCCAAGCTAGACAGGTCGTTGACACAACGTCTGTACGTGTTGTCGTTAAAGTTATTCCAAGACAGCGTGAGGTTCGTAGCAATCTGTGCTGTCACCTCTGCGTCCGTCTTGACGTTTGTCCCCATGAAGATTTCAGCTTCCTCCAGCGTCTCAGGGATTTGCTCTGGCTCCATCCCAAGCACCATGCCCGTCTGCTCCTTCAGTTGGATAAGCTGCTGCCTAGACTGAACTTGCAACTCGATAACCTTCTTTCGCTTGTTCTTCTCAGAAGAGGACAGAGGATCAATTGCCTCAAGGTTTGGATAGGGGTCTCTAGACAAGATCTTATTCACCACCACCCGATTAAACTTGGGAAGGATTGGAACAGGGGTATAATCCAAATTTACAAGGCTGCCGTCGTTGCTATTTGGATCGAGGGTATGCAGAAGCTTCTTGTAAATAGAAGTGTCTTGCGTTCCGTTAGCATAGTTTCTACAACGCTCGAACATCACGTTCCGACGGCTGAAGAGAGAGTCGGTTGAGTTTAACTTACCCCACTGGTTCTCAATCGCTTTGGCATACTGAAGGCCATATTCTTCCGACTGCTTTACCTCCATCGGGGCCAAGGGGTCTGGAAAGCCGCCAGTATTTTTCTTATCCTTGTTGTACATTATATGGGAAGATACTAAACGTAACCCCACAAATATACGTAATCAACCTATTGCCCTATATTTCCTAAAGAATACCTTGTCATCGAATACGGCTTTGGGCTTGGCATTTGGCTTCTGAGCAGCCAAAAGAGCTAGGCCAGAACTGATTGTCAAGTCGTACTTGGTTCGCTTGTCGATCTTAAAGGCAATCCACTCCTCTAGCGTCCTATCAAAATACATATTTCCGTGTTCCCCTGTCTCGTAGTTTATACCCACATGATTATGCACGTAGTATTCTATCGCTTGCGCGTGCGCGTGGATCACGTCCTGAGAGTTTGACGGGATGCCCTTCGTCTTTACGTTGACGTGCGAAGAAGATGAACGCAGGTGGTCTGGTCTATCCATCACATACCCGTCATATCCCCTGCTCTCGAAATACCTTACGATACCGTACTTGTTGTTCTCTATAAGCAGCGGATATCCATAGAAGAACGCACACATCAACACATCCTCGTAGAAGATCTTAGCAAGGTCTGGTCGAGAGGAATACTCCACAACGAACATATTGCTAGGTCTGTTCATAGAGAACTTGTTGTACATATGCATAGCACCCTTCGAACCCCTTCCGTCTAGCGTTGCGTCGATGTCATACGAGTCCACGCCCCCACACCCGTAAACAGCAAACGGGGCTACACGCTGACCCCTATATTCATTCACCACACATCGTTCCTCTTCTGGGGGCAACCACGCAACTCGGAACCTTCCGTTGATGTCTGGTGAGAACACTACCTTCTCGTCTTTCTTCTCCCAGATAAAGTTGCCCTTTACCACAGGATTTGGGAACATATCTTGGTTGTGTTCTATTTGCTCGTAGATCTTTCCGATGTTGAACAGGCTCCCGTCAATGCTATCCCTGAATGCCTCGTCCTCCGTAAACGGAAACTGCCTGATGACTTCGTTTAGTTGAGAGGAGTCGTGCTTCAACCCGTCCCTTTCGTTCTTCAGGTATTCCTTTGCTCCGCTAGTCACAAACATCCCCTGCTCGATACTCTCTACTGGCGACTCTGGGTTCTCTACCACCGCCTCCCCATACTTGTCGAAGAATCCTTCTAGCGCGTGGTAAGCGGGGATGAAGATTCTGTACAGACCGCTTTTAGTTCTTCCGTTGGCGTTACGCTCCTGCGGATTGCTGTCATTCCACAAATGCTTGTATTCGTCGCCGCCCTTATCCATAGGGTTCACCGTACTCCCTACCAAAGCCTTTCCGATAATCTTGTTACCCACCAGCAGACATGTACGCTCGATCCTCCACGCCTCTCTGATATCCGTAGGCTTCTCCCACTTCCCCGCTTCGTCCAGATACAATATGTGAACCTTCTCACCGTCATATGCGTTGTTCGTGGTGTTCTTCCAGTTGATCACCGTATTCAAAGCGTCACCAACGGTGGTCGTCTTGTTCTTCTTGGTAATTCTCTTGGCTGGCTCACGGAACGCCAACTCCATACGCGGGTTGGTAGTACCGTCTTGGATAGGCTTGAAGAACCAAGGGTAGTTGGTAAAGATCGGGACGACCTTCTTCATGAAGATGTTCTCTTGAGCATCCTTACCAGTCTTTGACTGAATGCCCAAAAGCTTGTCGCTAACCTGCGTACCCTCGTCCACAAGTATGCTAGAACAGATGTTAGTGTAGCCAGAGCGACGACATTTAGTATATAGCTGACCGAAACAACGGGGATCGACTTCGCACGCAGCCAGGTGGATATATATTTCACGTTGAAAGCTAAAGTAACTGGGGAACCCTACATCGATTTTAGACCACTGTAAAAACATATAGTGCCTGCCAGTGATGTACGTAGGAACACCATTGTTGTAGAACCACACACCATTACGTCGGTATTCAAACTCTTTCTCGATAAACGAAGAATACCTGTCTCGAATGGTTTCTGGCTTCTCATTCCACTCGTCAAAACTTTTAATCCTAGACATCTCCTGCGGGACAGGAAGTCTGGTCCAGTGCTGGTCCGCCTTCTTCTTGTCGTGAAACAAGATCTGGTTCTTTGGCGGCCTCTTTGGTAAAACGATAAGGAGGCCGTGCATTTCCACGACCTCCCCTTCAGTACCGTTTGGATCAATCTTTATGGCTAGATCCTTATACCCTTCTATCTTAACCAGAGCAGACATTAGAAGTGTACTTGCAAGCAGCCTACACAGCAAGGTGTTGAACCTGGGAACAGAGGTCCGTTTGCATTCATCTCCTTACGCTTGTAGTAACGCGCATTGCGTGCTACGTTCTGAGATGGTGAGCAAGAGGACAATACGGCAACGATGCCAGCGAAGAGGACGAGATTCTTCATGTGATGAAGTTAATTAAATTTTAGCGCCCTGCCTATGGTGGGGAGCTGTTCTGCAAATATAGCCTTTATCACCTTCGCTACTGACTGGATCTCCAACTGCGCGTGAACATCATCTCGCACATCCAAGAAATGGATCCAAGAGCGAACGCTACCAGTCATATGGATTTTAGTCTTCGTGGTGAGTGGCAACACCATACGAGCCGTCTCTCTAGACACCCCGCATTCGATGAGGTTGTTGTACAACTGCTCACAAGCTGCCAGCACCATCTTCACCTTGTTGTCAAGGATAGAGTTCTCCACTGGCTCTGTGGATGACTGCCTATTGCTTGTGGCTTGGTATCGGAGTTCTACTGGCTCAAACAAATCCCCAAGATGATTTACGTCTTGGTAACGCTGGCTGAACTCTTGGAAGGTAAAGCTTCTGTGACGAAGCAGCTGGATTGCTACAGCCTTACTTGTCTCTATCTCAAACGTCAGGTAAGAATGTTCAAACGGAGACCAATGCTTGTGCATAATAAGGTACTTGATCAGCTGTTCGTAGTTCTGGCGCTTGTCAACCCTAGAGCTAGATACGCGGGCTACCTCTACGATGTGCTTCTCCGCGTCAGGTGTAATTGTTAAAAGCTTGACTTTCATTGAATTGAATTGTACACCCGACAGGATTCGAACCTGTGGCCGACTGCTTAGAAGGCAGTTGCTCTATCCTGCTGAGCTACGGGTGCGATTGCAGTCAGGGCGGGATTCGAACCCGCAACCGCTCGGTACGATGACCAAACACTCTACCAGTTGAGATACCTGACCTAAAGGGCTTACGCCTTTCTTCTGTCTGGAACAATAGCGTTCAGGATGGAGTCAACAAGTCCAAAAACTTTGTTGTCTCTCTCCGTGGGCGTAAGGTTCACAATAACCTTAACCAAAACCATAAGGGCCACAAGGATCTCCATGAGATTACCTACCGTGACCCAGCTAGTTTCGGTTGTTTCGATTGGGGCTTCTACAGCAACTGTTGCAGTATCTGCAACGGCTGCGAGGGTGTCCACTACCACTGGGAGTGAATCAACCACAGTTACAAGGGTGTCTAACATATTTTTTAGGGTTTCCGTTCTTGTTGTACTCCCTGCTGGACTTGAACCAGCGACCTAGACGGTATAAGCGTCGCGCTCTAACCAACTGAGCTAAGGGAGCTTATTTACTGTTTGGGTTCTTGGGTCGGTTGTTGGCTCTGTTCTTCGAGGCGCTAAGATACCCTACGATCATACCGTTAGATGCATGAGCAGCATCTTTTCCATCACCATTTCCGTACTTGCCCTTCTTACGGTTGTAGCGATTCAACTCTGCCCTGTACTTCTTCGCGGAATCCGTTGAACCATACTTCTCGTATTCTTCCTTGTAATTCCTTTTTGTCGCTTTCATAGACGTTGAACCTCCTAGTGAGTTGCAACAAATTTAATACATCATCATGTATGGTTTTGTTTGCGAACTCCTTACTGCTCGTAGTAGACATTTCTGTGGCAATGTTAGTGATGAAACTCTTTACGTTTCCACAGTTTAAGGCCAAGATGTCGTCACCAAACCAGATCTTAAACTCATCTGGAATCTGGATGTAGTTTTTCTTTTTCATGTACATCAATACACCCCATCCGTATCCTACGTGACTACCATCTTCTATAGACATGGTGTCGTGGCCTTGATAGAATGATACTGGGTGAGTCCCAATGATGCTTTCGTTTATTTCGTTTAGCAAGAACTCATTCAAAGACTTGCTGTCAAACGTAATGTCGTCATTGCATATAACAACGTACTCTGACTTAGCAATACTTACCCCAAGATTCCAAGCGGGATTCACAAAGATGTTCTTCTCTTGAGGAAGATGTACAACCTTCTTGTAAGGAGAGAGATCTATAGCAGATTCCGTTTTGTTGTCTATAATGATTACCTCTTGTACATTGTCATCTGCCTCATACTGCTCTAACATATAAGAGAGCCTGTTGGACATCCACATCGTAGGGATTATAAAACTGTACATCAAAGTAGCATTTTATAATTTTCAGGGAGATATGAGTTGTCTTTTATGTCTACAAACTCGTAATCAAGTCCATCTCGTTTAAATAAATCCCTGTGACCTGATATAGCCTCCTTAATGTTCTCTTCGCTGGTAAACTCTTCTGTATTGAATTCTTGGTGAGAAAAATTTTCTAGTTTATTCTGAATCATTTTTACATCACCGAAATAAGAAAAATGCCAACCTCCACTTTCAACTGAATGTGTAGAACTAGACATTCTTATGTTTTCAGCCCCGCCATAAACTTTAAATAATCCATATGTAACTAACTTGGAGTGATACCATTTACGTTTAAACCTAGTGTTTAAATTATAGTAATATAGATCCTGACACAATGAAATTGGCTGCATAATTAAATGATTCATGAGATGTTTTAAACACCCTGGATCTGGTATCTCATCACAATCAGTTATAGTCACTATGTCTTCGTCATCAAGGTTTAACACATCTAAACCCCTTGAAATACAATTTCTTTGATGCCTTTCTCTTGCCCATGCGTCATCCCCAATAGGCATATCAGTGACTTGTATGTAGATGACTTTATCAAGGAACTGCTTTATATCTTCCTCGATCTTCAAGAAATTCATTTCTTTATTAGCGCCAACAAATGTCTTGTCGGCCTCTACGATTACAAAATAATCAACAGTGTCGTAAAGCTCAGTAAGCCTGAACTTTAACATTTTATATTCGTTGTAAAACGTAAAGCAATCAACTATTTTCCTTGGCATTTACATAGAATTCGTAGTTTTTCTGAAGCCTTTCTTTTTCATTTGTTGGCAAGCCGCTATATATGTCTGTTTTAAAGAACTCATCCATATTCACCTTAGCCAATTCTTTTTGACCTACATAGTAAGCAGCCATACAATACTCGTCTAGGAACATCCAATCGTGGATCTTTGTGTCATAGAACAAAGCGTCCTTGTGTGGGTAGTTTAGGAAGTTCTGCATAGCCATGTTAGCATATGTGAATGCCATCACATATCTCTGATCTTCTCGAAGCTTCTTAACTATATGATATGCAGCCTCTAGTCTAAATGGCCTATTCTCCCATGCCAGACTAAAGTTTTTCATAACCTTGTCTTGATCCTCTTCAAGAATCATAGAACACAATGCAGCCCTAAACAAAGAGATGTAAACCTCTTCATCCCATCCCTTCATCTTAGAACGCTTCAAGTAATTAAGCTTGGCCTTCTTGTATTGTTGAGAGTCAAAGTAAGACTGAGCTAAATAAAAAACGTATCTGTCGTTTTGTGGTTCGTCCTTTAAAGCATTTTCCAAAACTTTAGCATCCTTGGCGTATTTATCCTTTACAGACTTTGCTCTTTTGAGTGGTGATATCTGAGCATGAATTAAACATCCTTCAATATATCCAGTACTGGGAGCTACCTTACTTTTAGGGTATGGATACTCATGTATTACCCCTACATATTCCCATTCTTGATCAGAACGCATCAACATGGAACGGGTATATCTAATACCAGCTAACTCTAAATGAAGGTGGTACGAGTCTTTTGTCGTGTCCATTCCTTCAAATGGGTTGTCTACAAACGATTCAAATGTATCGTCTGCATCCATGACAAATCGATAGTCACAAATGCCTTGAGCCAACGTTAAACTCTCTGTCCTGTTATGACCAAAGTTCACCCATGGGCGTTCGTATAACGTGCCAGGGATGTTGTGCTTCGCCATAACCTCATGGATTTTGGCAATGGTGTCGTCCTTAGAACCAGTATCTACAATTACCCAGTGATCAATATACTTTGCAACACTGTCGATACACCGTTCAATCGTGTCTTCTTCGTCTTTGACGATCATGACAAGGCACAAACTAGCCATTTGTAATAAATTTTATTAGGTTATTGTGGTCTACTACGTTCATCTCGTTCACGTAATCCATAGCCATCACGTTGTATTCGTAGAACGGATTGTTCTTCTTTGGTAAACGTCGGCGCTTACACTTCTTGATTAGGCCCAGACCCCAGTCAGAGTTGTACACGCAAACATCTACATAGCTGAGTTCCGTAAGAGCCTTGTAGTAAGCCTTCCACGTAGTTCCGTTCCATGGATAAAACTCTCCGTTAATCGCATAATCCTCTCTTGCATAAAACGAGTTAGGTGGCAAACAATCATGCATGACGATGACACCCTTATCAGAAATGTGATTGATAGAGTTGATGATGTCCTTGTATACCTGGTCTGCAAGGTGAAGGCCATCAATAAAAATCACATCCCATTTGTGATCCTTTTCAAACTCCGTGTCACCAGACTCAAGCATAGAAAAGAACACATCAGATGTCACTTTATAGTCTACTGGATTATCTGGGTTTTCTATTCCTGGGTCTACACCAGTCTTCTTATCGCAAACGATCTTGTCGAAACAAATGCTCGGATGAAACACCCCAATCTCCAAGTACTTATCAAATCCATTGATGGAGATGATTTCGTTAATCAAATCAAATCTATTCATTTTTTAAATCTTTCTGCGAATCCAGCTGTGTAGTCCCTGTCTTCCTTTACAGTGCCTGTGTCGGCCATCTGCTTCTTCATGTCGTCCAGTTCGGCGTACTTCTTAATCAGTTCTTGGCAATCCATAGCCGTCTGTTTAATAGACTGAAGTTCTGCCTTACGCGCGGCCCCACCTGCTTCGGGGTCCACAGGCTTTCTGATCTCGTCGATCATGTTGTCGATGGCATCTTGCATACTCATCATCAACCTATCTATAGCGTCTACGGTATTAAACTTCGACGTAGAGGAGGTCTTCGCTTCTGGTTCGGTAGTATTCTTTGCCATCGATCTTGAACCTGTAATCCATATTCTTCCTAAACCCTACCACATCGCCCGTCTTCAACCCCAGCTCTTCTAACTCTTCAGAGTCAAACGAAACCATGCCCTTGGTTGGAAGCGGTTCTTCTAGAGTTACGATTTCTATGATATCGGACTTCAGTTTGGGAGCTTCTTCGACAGGCTCTAGGATTGCCCATCCGCTCAGAGGAAATACCTCACCTGTCTCTTTAGACTTGTAGCAGATGCACTGACTGTTAATCGTCTCCTTTTTATTGTACTTGACGAGGTAGTGGTTGTCCTTTCCAGTCAGCGGCTGACCTTCGTTGATCACTACGAGGTGGTGGAAGTATAGGGTATCGCCTTCCTGTACGGGGGTTTCGTGCTTAAACGGCGTTCCTACAACCACCCCTTCATTAACCCTGTGTTTGAACTCGTCAAACTTCGTATCCATGTACAGCTCCTGACCGTTGGACATGGTGATTGTGTCATTGAAACGCTTTTCAATGAACACGATAAAGTTGTCGTATGCCCTCATGCCTTCCTGTACGGGAACTTTACGTTCAGCTTTTCCTGTCTCTGCTTACATCCGCAGTCCTTCCCAGCCATCTTGTGGACTAGCTTGTCTAGCCCTGTGGCCTGGGTCACCTTTGCGATGGTGTCCCCTAGTCCTTTGCTTTCTGTGTTTTCCATTAAAAATTCAAATCGTATTCAATTATGCAAGGCATATCTACAACTGTCTTCCAGACTACTTGCGACATATCTTCCTGCTGCAAATATACATAGTAGCGTTCCTTCCCATGCACGTGCAGCCATTCTAAATCAAATACTATAGCCGTAACATGGCTATCTCCTCTGCCAGCCTTCATGCCTACGAAGTACACCATAGCGTTCTTCGGATCACGCCCTACGGTGATCTTTCTGATAAGTCCTTCCATCAGTTCAGAGATATACCCATAGGGTTTAGCAGGTCGCTGAGACCTTTGTCTATATTTTTGTCGTTGTACACTTCCATCATGTTCATCATTACGAGTTCGAGTTCGTCGAGATCCGCGATGTTGAACGTAAAGAAAGAATTGATCCCGTACTCTTCATCGTCTTCGTGTTCCTTGACCTGAACCCCCACCATAGATGCCACGAGAACTTCATCGCGCAAGTCGTACTTGTCGATCAAAGAGTCAAGCTTCTTGAGCAATCTGCTAGCCTCCAACATAAATGCGTGCTTTATAACATCGTTCGTCATGGCAAAAAAGAATTCAAGTGTTAAACGTGAAAGTATGTTCCGAGACTTCCTGCATAAAGATAAGCAATACAGGGAGCGCAATGTTATGAAGAACTACAGGGTTGTTACCGCTGCCTACCAGAAAAAGTATGAACTGAATCTCCCCATGCTTGGGTTCATGACGTGGGCATACGATCTGGAGTTCTTCACGCTGGATTACGCCTCTAAAGATATGAAGTGGAACAAGCGTGTCATATACAACAGGTGTGTGCAGCCTCTGAAAACAAAGGGGTTTATCTTCAAGTATTTCGAGAAGCTCACCCCGTCAAGAACCCACGAAGACGCTATGTTCAGGGAGGAACATAAGATGAACTACAGGGTCAGATATGCCCTCACCGCCCAGGCCATGCGTATCATAGAGTCCTACTACAGGGATATCGCTGCTCAGCGTCCCTGACCCCTGTACGCTTTCTTGTACATCTTCGAGTTCGGATTCGAAGAATGGGATTTGCTGTGCGATCCTTGACACTTCTTGCTGTTCAATTGGATTTTAGTGGAGTTGATCTTAGCCATTGTAGTAAACGTATGTGGTGACTTTCTTACCTGTGTTTAATTTTTCTTTGTAAGCCTTCAGGACTTGCTTCCTGTTGTTTCCTTCTTGGAAGGAGACGTGTACCCAGTCTGGGTTTTTGTCGTCCCCGAACTCCCATATGAGCTGGTTGAATTCGAGGTTGTTCTTGACGAAGTCAAAAATCTCTTTGTTTGTGATGCCTCCGTAAATATCTGCATCAAGGTCGAGGGCGCAGCCCTGCGTATGCTCCGAAGTCTTGCTGCCCCCAACCGCAGCATTAAGCGCTTTGCTCCGAAACCCAGACGAAATTCCGATCGGTACATTGAAGTGATCTCGTAGGGGTTGAAATACATTTTGAGCTATGGCTTTGAGGTTCTCTATTTCTTTTTTGGATGGCACGTTTTTGATCCCCTTCTGGATTGCAGTCTGGGATTTTGTGACTTCGCTAAGGTAAAGGTTTTTACTCAGTTGCATTTTTTTTGACGTTAAAAGGGAGGGTTGCCCCTCCCCTTAAGTTTACAGTACGTGTAGAGGGCCAATCAGTATAAATTACTTCTTTTTAGCTCTGTTAGCCGCAATGTTTGCATTGCCTTTTTTATTGGCACGCATAGCAGGATGTTGTTTCGTCTTACCAGCCACAGCGCCTTTGACGGCCCCTTTGACAGCTGATGCCACTTTGCTTGCTACGCTCTGCTTGCGTACGGCGGGGTGCTTTGGTTTTGCGTTCATGACTCCTCCTTTTTCAAAAGCTGGACTGCTTTTACCCAAGTTTTTAACTGGCTCTTTCTTGTTCTTCTTGGCTGGGGCCACAACACCGCCTTTAGCGAATGCTGGGCTGCTTTTTGCAACGGGGTTTGACATACCGCTTTTAGATAAGTTCTTAACTGGATCTTTCTTATCTTTTTTTCCTTTCCATGACACCTCTACTCTCATGACTTATGGTTTTTTATATGATTTGATAATAATTACAAAAATCTTGGTCCTGCGTAACGCTGATCTTTGGCTTTTTGTTCAGCAGCCTTTCTTTCTCCTCTAGTCATAGAGCGACGGTCTTGTCTTTTCTGCTGTCTTGCTTCTTTCTCGCGCTGTCTTTCAAGCTCTTTTGGAGTGACAATTCTGCTTCTATCGATGGCCTTTGGGGGTTTACTATTACCTGAAACAGGTGAACCCATTTGAACTTGTTGTGGGGGTCGTGGTTCTTTTTTTGTAAACCCAAGCCCACCACATGATTTTGGCGTGTAAAGCTTATTTGATACTCTATCCCTAAGGCTGGGGGCGCTATCAAAGTTGATGCCTGTGTTTGCACGCTTTCTTTTTGGACCAACGCCTCCGTCGGCATATTTCTTCATACACTTCATGAGACAAATATATTACAGTTTGTTAAACAGATTTAAAAGAGCTGCCCTGTATTCTGGGTCTTGAGAACGATTGTCTGTTGGCCTTCCAAGAAGCCTGATAAGGTCATAAGATCCTTCTCTAGAACGCTCTTCTGGGCTTCTATACATATCGTTTGCATAGAGGTACATATTGTCGAGATCCTCTTCAGTCAGTTCTCCTTCTCCAATGATACCTGCGTTACGAAGAATCATCTTCTGAGTCATCATCTTAGCCTCCATCTCTTGTGGATCAAAGGAGTATGCGATGTCTGCTGCCACCTCTGGATCTCTCATATCAATCCCATCTACTTCAGCAAGTCTTTTAAGAACGGGATCTACCAAATCGGCATAGGTGTATTGGTCCACAAACGATCCAGTTTCGTTTCTTGGCTGCATAGAGTGAATCAGTTCTTCATTTCTCGTGAAGGGGTTGTCAGCCTCGTTCCCAGCAACCAGTATATTCTTATTTTCGAATGGATTGTTTCTACGCTTCTCGCCAGAGAACTGTCTTCGGTTGTACATACCTACGGCTCCTTGGTCTAAGCTACCTCCTCCTCCAGCTCTTGGCATGACATAGGTGCGTACAGGCTCTGGCATATCGGCAGCTACATCTTCAACGGGCATATTGTACCTATTTGCGAGGTACTGAATCACGTCTTCTCTAGTAGCCCTAGGCCCAAAGTCGCGAGGCACGTCGGATCTCTGCATAGCCTCCATCATCTGCTGCAACCTACCCAGCGTATTCGTCTGAAACTCTGGTTGGGGTTGCTCTGGCAGCCCTCTAGATCTCAATCTATCTGGTGCAGGGGCTGGCTTGGGTGGATTTTCATCCGACTTCCCCCCTTTCTTATATATGCGCATTATTTCCCTTTTGGTTTGATGGGTTTGGTGACGTTGATCTTACCCTTTGCAGGAACTGCTTTTGGGGTCTTGATCTTCCCCTTCGATTTATCGGCTTTGTACATCATTGTAGTCAAAAAACGTAGTTTATGATGCTTTTAAACAGCAACAAACACTTCCAAAAGAGCAGAACTTGATGCAGTTTTACCCTTTATGGAGGTGATGTTGGACATGGTGACGTTGTTCCCAACTGAATCATTAGCATCCAACAGGGCATTCCCAAGCACGTAACTTTCGTTCGGGTCGAGCTGCACGAAATACTCCTGAGCAGCGTCTGCAATACGAATATTACAGGTCACATTGGTAGCATTGATGTTCGTGATGCGGATGTACTTGACATCTGCTGGGGCAAACGTCGATCCAGCCTCCGTAGCTGCTGTGCTGAACAGAACTGTTTCCGTAGTCCCAGCCGTAATCAGCTGGTGGTAGACCTTGTTTACGGAAGTGATGTTGTTTACTATAGTGCTACCTCTGGTTGCACCGTTGAGGTTCACCTCCTCCTTTATAGTTACGCTTAATGTAGCCATTTACGGCAAATATAATTACAATTTACCTTGCCTTGCTTTGGAGGCTTCTACCGCCCTGAGCTGCCTGAGGGCCTTCTCTCTGGTCTCGTGCGTACCGAGGAGCTTCCCGCTTCTACTCCGCACCTGATACTGGTCTCCTTTCTTGACGATCATCTTACTACTTGCCACTTCTTGAGGTTATCATCCCAATATATGTCCCCAACCTTCCTCTGGCCTGTCTTGCTCGTAGGGTCTGCAACCATCCTAGGCATGGTCCTGTACTGCTTATCTGGACCCAGTACTACACGTATGTCTGAATCAGTTCTTTCTCCCTCTGGGGTCGTCCTACTCCCTGTCTCCAACTCGTAGATCGATGGGTTCTCCATACCTGAACCCTGGCGTAGCTGATCCCACTCCTCTAATACCTGCATTAACGCCCCTACATTCCCGTCCATCTTGCGCTTGGGGGACAGCTTAAACTCCTTTGTATTAGGCTTTTTAGTCGTTTTCATAGCATAAATATATAAAGCACAGCTACCCCGTATACAACACTCTACGTTACCGTTTTCAACGTCTTCCACCTAATCGCAGCGGGCGGCCTCAAGCACGCCCCGCAGTCGATTTCGTTTTCCACGTCTTCAACTGTTCGCGAAGTTACAACAAAAAACGGTAAAAGTCAAGCGTTTCAAGATGTTTTTTTTCAAGAAAATGAAATAACTGATTTTTATATATTTGCTGTATGAAGTGCATGAAGAGTTACAACAAAGGAGGTAAGACTCCAGCCAAGAAGCCAGGTCTTGTGATCACAGACAAGTACAGAGGGGAAGCTAAACAAGACCAATTCGGGAATACCAAGCGTACCCAGAACGTCGGTGAACTGCTTTCTGAACTCGACCGTAGAGGCAAGCAGACCCAAAAGAAAAGAGCTAGAGCAGAGATGAACGCAAAGCGCAATTCCGACAAGGGAACAATCATCACAGGTTCTAAAGGACTCAGATCAGTCTACACCAATAGAAACAACCTGCGCATAGAAGGGTTGTAAAAAAACGATTTAGAAATGTTTAGGTAGGGGATTCTTACTACTACACGCACGTCCCCCTACGCGACCCGAACTCGATTCCGCGACCCCGTGGCCTAGCATTTTAACACTTTTTGGCATAACATTTAGCATTTTTTGTACGTTTGGGCAATGCCTTGTACGTCAACGAGTTAGGTAGCATTGGTTAACGTGAAGGTTTAGGTGACGTGACGTAACTCATTGATAATCACCCTACCCATATACACTACCTAAACATCTACACCATCTTATGCGCATTACTTGCATTCATGTGCAATGCAAATACTAAACGTAAACTGCTGATTGTTAACGATTGTTAAAGCGTTTGGAAATGTCATTTGGGTTTCGTACACGCGCATGTCGCGCGATTCATATGTATGCGATGCATTGTGGGCGTTTTAACATCTGTTGGCGATCCTCCTCTTGACAGGATGAGATTCGTGGTGCATCTTTGCACCATCAACATTCAAGGTCATGAAATACTCGGCAACATTCATTCGGCAGTACAAAGGAGTCTACGCAAGTCAATTCTATTCTGAACAATTGAGTTTCGACAAGAACAAGCGAGAATGGTTCTCCTGTGAAATTCGCTACAGGACAGATACAGGATTGTGGAGGGTAGAAGTTCGTGATATGCAAGACGGCATTGTTTGGGCGAACTCGTACTCAACTCTCAAACGATGCAAAAGTTCTGTACTGCTGTGCTGTCTTCCAATTGAATGGCAACCATCGAATTAACATCTGTTAACAAGCAGAATTTGCACAGCAGAAAATCTCGTCTCATCTTTGTCTCATGATTTCAGCAATCCTCACCATCCTCTATTTCTCCATCCTGATTTGCCATTATGCGAATCACAAAAATCAATAACAATGCCACAATTACTCTCACAAAATAGCAAGCTTGCGAAGACAAGTAAAGCAATCGGATTCAAGGTCGTGAACTTCGGAATCCCTGCGTACAGGGATGCACAGGGAAAGGTAACCTGTCCCTTCGCGAATGTCGAGGATATAACATCCCCATGTCATATGTGCTATGCGCGGAAAGGTGCGTACATATGGCCTGCTGCACGAAATGCGTATCAGTGGAGATATGAACAGACCAAATTGGATTCGTTCGTGGATGACATGGTGCGCGACATCGTGCGAACAAAAGCCAAGTTCGTCCGAGTTCATGATTCAGGAGATTACTACTCCCGTGATTACATAAATAAATGGTTAGCAATTGCTAATGCATTACCCAACGTCAGATTCTACAGCTATACCAAATCCGTACGTCTGTGGAAGGCTGTAATCGATGCAGGCTTGATGCCCGACAACTACGACATCATCTTCTCTCAAGGTAGCAAAGAGGATGCGTACGTAGACGTGAATATGGACAGGCACGCCAAGGTATTCCCTACCTACGAGGATATGAACATCGCAGGATATGTGGATGCTATGGACGAGGATGTGCAAGCGACCAAATGGTTCAATCCATCCAACAAGGTAGGTCTTGTCATCCATTAACATCTGTTAACATACAGAACTTGCATCTTTGATTTTCTCGCCTCATCTTTGTTTCATCATCAACCCAACAAACAATGTGTAAGAAATTTCCGCGCTACGATTCCTTGACCAACAAAGGAATGTTCGAAGGTTACTGCATCGATGGTGGTATGTACTACGCATCCTCCGAACAATCTCTGCTGTGCATCCTTCGTCAGGAGTATGGTGCGAATTACATGGATGACGACCAAACCATCCTTGACCACCACTACTTGAGCGAGTTATATGAATGGACATCGTGGGAGGACATCACCGAGGACGAATGGGATTGCCCACCAAAGAAGGGGATGACCAAACTACAGAAGAACGTCATGCTTTCGTTGATGTCACGTTCACGATATCTGTCGAATGTATACAACATGAAGGTCGGAGAACAATCTTGCAAGATGTCGATGGGAATCCGATGCGAAGATTCAGAATTAGATGCTCACTACCACGAACTCATGGGGAAACGACAGAAGCTTGATTTTATGTTCATGAAAATCTTTGATTCATTACAACAATGAAAACCATGCTTCAATTCATCCTCCCAAGCGGCAGGAAATGGGTCATCACCAAGACGTTCAATGACCAACAGCACCAAGAGAACTTCGTCGCATACATGAGGAGAACGAAGGGATATGTCTTGGATGAAGTATGGGATGTGGAATCAGTTAACATCGATTAACAATCAGGACTTGCATATCTGAAAATCTCACCTCATCTTTGACCCAACAAACAACAACAGACATGAAACCATTGACTCCCGAACAATTCGCTCAAATCTTCAAGCGCGGAGAACGTGTACTTGTTCGCTCGCAAGTAGAGGACAGCTACGTAGAGCGCATCTTCGTCACAGCCATCAAGGACGCATGGTTCCCCTACGTATGCGTACATGAGGACTACGAGGACGAGTTCCTTGCAGGAGGAGCATTCGACACCGAGAACTGGTTTGACATCAAGGAACTCACCAACGAGCAGAAAGAAATCGCATACCTACGTCAGCGTGTGGCGCAACTTGAATCCATCATCGAACGTGGCGCAGAAATCGACTGGCAATGAAGCGAGATATCAAACTCCGATTCCACCTTGGCAAGGGCGAGAACTACCAAATGTGGCAACTCACCACAAAGCACGGGGTGAGGTACGTTGACCCACACGAATGGTCATTCATGCTGAACGATGTGAAACTCGTGAATCGCAAATCCACAGCAGTCAAGATTCATAGTGGCGAGAACAAGTCAGTCTGTGCTTGGATTGCGGCGAAGAACTACACAATGGTGCCTACTGCCTTGGTCAGCGATGCAGACGTAAGTTCAGCCAACAAGGCATCATTCAACCCCAAGGTGAAGCCCCACTGGATCGACCAAAACGAATGCGACATCGATGGTGCAGAACTCAAGTACATAGTAACAATTGACAGGAATGTATACTTCGAAGTCTGAAGACAACCAAGAACTCAGGTACATATTCGATGTGCTGAACCCATACCAATGGGCAGTCCGAAACGAGGACTGCTTCAGGAAACAATGGTCGCGCTTCAAGATGAAGTACAACAACGACCCAAAGAATTACTACGCCGAAAAACACCCAAACAATGTCTGATTACATCCTCCTCTCTGCAATCTTTATTGCATCCACACTGCAACTCTTCACCTACGCATTGCGTAACCTGTTGCCGCGTCTCAAACTCAACCACAACGTGGAGTACTGGCTGTACCCATCCATCGAGTTCATGCTCATGTTAGGTGCTGTGTACTTCGCCAAGGTCAGCTAATTCACTATCATCATGCTCGACATCATCATCCTCGTCATCATCTTCCTCACCTGTTACAAAGTATTCGCCAAAGAATGACAACGACCATCGAATTCGGAATCTACGACATTGACAATGTCCTGCGATTCATGAAGATTGACCCTTCATCCATCAGCGAGGAGGACAAGCAGCAGATACTAACTGACTCCATGCCACAGGTAGAATTCGTGGCTCGTCAGATCCTGACAGACATGGCATTTCGCAAACTTTTGTTCTATGCGAATATGTCGCACAGCATCTATGAAATCGAACAACCAATCTTGAGTTAACACCCTTTAACACGTCAGATTTTGACGTAAAACAAAATCACCCAATCTTTGTCCCATCATCAACAAACAAACAGCTATGATTGACTACAGCAAAATGGCGGAAGCCAACGGCCTTGGATGGAATGTCACCAAGGAACCCATGTACACCCTGTCACCCAGCGGTGTAGTTGAACCAACATCGTACTACGCTGTCAAGCGCGACGACAATGGCGATGTCCTGAACTGCGTCACGGGCAGGTACGCCCCCTTCCAGAACAGCAGCCTGTTCGAGTTGGCAGATGCAGTTGCCAACGACACCAACCTGCCTGTGCATCGTGCAGGGGAGTTGTCAGGTGGGCGCATCGTCTTCGTGCAACTGCTCGACACCACGCTCAATGGCATCGGCAGAAACAACGACAAGGTGGACAGCTACGTCACCTGTCTCAACAGCCACGATGGCTCGCGTTCCATCGCATGGGGATCTACCTCCATCACCATCTCTTGCAAGAACACGTTCAACCACGCGTTCAAGGAGATGAACAACAAGGCCAAGCACACGTTGAATGCAGTATCTCGCATTCAGGAGAACATCGCACAGGCAAACAAGTTGCGCGAACGCAACAAGGAGTTCGAACGTTCCATCATGGACCTGGACGCAATCGAGATTGACCAAAACATCATCAACCGCTACGTCACCAAGTTGACAGGCATCGATGTGTCCATCTCTGAAGACGAACTGCGTAGCACACTGCATGGCAAGGCTGTGAATCGTGTACAGGACATCCTGAAGAGCGTCCACTCGGAGTGTGCCTACAAGGGCTACAGCCTGTGGGGGATGTGGAGCGGAATCACCCACTACACCACGCACGTTGCAGGCCGCGATAACTCACGCGAAGTGTCCAAGCTGTCAGGTGCATCGCAGACTTTGGATGAGCGTGCCTTCCGCTTGGCATCGGAGTACGTTAACATCTATGCCTAAAAATATGTTAAGGAATGGGGGAGGAGGAAGTTCCTCCCCTATCTTTCCCACAATGAACAACAAGTCAGTTTACTACGTAGAGGTGGTCCACTATGACCGCAGGATTGAGAGGGTCTCACAGCACTCTACACAGGAAGCAGCACTCAAGAAAAGAACAGAGGTTCTAGAATCAATTGAACAAGAATGGAAGAACATCATCCACAACAAGTCGCAACTACCCTTTGTACAGGTGACAAAGTCGCTACAGGAGTTGCTAGTTCAGTAAACAGGATCCCCGTAGAGACCATCGTCCGAATCAGGAACATCTTCATCAACATCACCAAGCCGAACTACAAGAGCAAGAAGCCGCACCTGATGCAGGAGATGGCACTAGCAAATGCCTTGGTCGGGAAGACCACGCTGGTGAGCATCGCAGATGCATTCGAGAAGCACCACGCAACCATCATCCACTACAGGGAGAACCACGATGGCAACATGAAATCGTGGAATGGCTACAAGGAACTATTCGCAGGAGCATCCACCATCGTTGAGTCCTACATGGATGAACTTGAACTAGAGGAACAGATTGAACGAATCGGAAAGACCATCAAGTTTTTGAACCGCCAAGTTGAAATCAAAGAACAACAATTGGAGCGAGTGAAGCGGTTGTCTAAACTCCCCACCCAACACCAAGACCTATGAACATCACGAATGAGATGAGCAACTACGAGCAGATCATGATTCTCAAGGACAAGGCGAAGCTGTTCGACAAGATTGTAGACTCCTATTTTAATACCCACCTGTGCCTGTGGGAAGCCAACGAGAAGGCTAATCAGACTAGGTTCTATGCGGAGATTATGAACGTCATGCAGGATGCAGACAAGTACGGATTCATCACCAAACAAAAACGATAATGTGGTTTAACAAGAAGAAGGATGACTACAAGCCCACAGGGCCGAAGGTCAGGAGCAGCGTCTATCCTAACGAGTCCATCTCGTTCAACGAATGGCACGTATTCCTGTACAAGGAACGCATGAAGATCAGCAACTGCACAGACACAGACAAGCGTGCGAAAGCGTTGATGGAGTATCTGAAATAAACAACAACCATCCCTTTTACACTTTTCAGGACATTCAAATGCGGTTTGACATCACTTTTCAGGACTTAAAACAAAGACAAGATGGCTAGGAAAATTGAGTATAGGGTTGTTCAAGAGGCAACCCGCCCTCCGTACTACTCGCTTGAGTACTTATGCTTTGATGATAAGGGCGAATTTATTGTGAAGGGCGAACCCCTTCTCTTAGGAAGGAGTCTTAAGGAATTACGAGATACATTAGTAAAGATGATAGAAGCAATAGACGCGGTAGTCATGGATGAAATTAAGTCAGGTCAAATTGCACCCGATCGGTTGTAAAAACATAGTAGAATTTACAACGAATACCCGATGAGGTGCAAATCTAAAACCCCAGTAAAAACAAGCGAAATGAGCACAACAACAATCGGGACTCAGGAGTGGGTTACCGAAGACCTTAAGGTAACCAAGTTTCACAACGGTGAGGACATCCCGTTGGTGACGGACAATAAGCAGTGGTCGCAACTTACAACAGCGGCCTATTGCATCACTCCAGATGGCAATTACCTCTACAACTGGTACGCGGTTAACGATTCACGAGGACTTGCACCTGAAGGGTTCCATGTCCCCTCAGATGATGAATGGACGGAGTTAACTAAATCCTTGGGCGGTGAGGATATTGCAGGAAAGGAATTAAAATCTACTGATTGGAATGGGACAAATTCCAGCGGCTTCTCGGCATCACCCAAAGGCTTTCGAGATTCCAACTATGGAATCTTCTACAATCTCGGGTTCCTCGGCTACTGGTGGTCTGCGACAGCTTATGATACCCATTACGCTTATAGCCGCGACCTAACCCCCAACTATTCAGATATATACCGTAACTACTTCAACTTGCAAAGCGGCTTCTCTGTCCGATGCATTAAAACACAAATCAAATGAAACCAGAACTTATGTCCGCTAGCTTCACCTTTGGGCAAGAAGGTAACACCGAGGGAACGACGAGTGAGTACGAAGAGATTACCATCGAATATCAGAATCCGTTTGATCTTCATCATGGGTTCTTCGTATTACGAACCACTGGCTGGTCTATTGACAACGCAGCAGAACTTGCAGAACTCTTGGATAGGATTATAAAAGTAGACACCAAAGAGAAATAACAATGAACGAACAGCAACTGATTTCGCTTGCCGAGACAGGCAACGACGAGAAAGCCAACGAAGCTATGGCTATCCTACGCAAGGATTACGACCCTACCTATATGTGGTGCGCTGACTGCGATTACCTTGTGGTAAAAGAGAAAGATTGCTGTAACAACAAAACGAGAAATGAAAATAACCATTGAGGAATACCACTACACTTGCGACGATGGGTGCTGCGATACCTATGGTTACAATGTCTTTGTGGATGGGAAAATCATTGGCTCCATCGTAGACGACGATGTCAACGGATTGGTTGAACTACTGAACGTATGGCTTGATGGTCTACCTTCAACGGATTGGTTGAACTACTGAACGTATGGCTTGATGGTCTACCTAAAGAGGCTGGTGACTATTAACTCTAGCTGGTGACTATTGCGACTCTGGCTGGTGACTATTCGACAGAGGGAAATGCGTTTCCTTCTGTGGAAATAACTAACTAATTAACAAGCAGATACAAACATGAAAGTAACAATGGAATTTGAACTGCCTGAACATGAATCTGAGTTCAATCGTGCAGTGAACGGAGCCAAAATGGCGTTGATGCTTCACGACCTGGTAGAGGGACTGCGGGTGAGATACAAGCACAAAGAAGATCTGTCTGACGATGCACGAGAAGAATGCCTGTACACACGTGAGAAAATAAATAATATGTTGTATGAATACGGCATATCATTTTTGTACGACAACGATTAATCATTATCTTTGTAATTGATTCACAATGTGGACGAAGAATAAAAAGCAAATGGAATCGAATATGACTTGGGGGGATTTGGATCGGGCTGTGTTTGACTGGGCAGTGAGCAGGAACCTGATCAACAAGAACAACATTCAGGGGCAGACGATGAAGGTGATGGAAGAACTCGGCGAATTGTGCAGAGCCATCAACAAGAACAAAAAGGACGACACCATCGACTCCATTGGTGACGTGCTTGTCACTATCATCATCCTTTCCTATCAGCTA